ACCAGCGCGCGTATGTGTCCTTGGCCTCGCTTTCCGGGGCCTTGTAGGTCTTGCACACATGCCAAGTCCAGTCGCCCGCCTTATAGATAGCGTAGGGGTTCGCTTGCGGGCGCGACTTGCCGAAGGGATTCTTTGCCATTGTTCTTCTCCATTGGTAGCGGCCTTCGTGGCCGTGGGTTAAGAGTATCACGGGACGCCATGGGACGCAATAGGGTTGATCGGGTCGGGTCGGGTCGGGTCGGGTCGGGTCGGGTCGGGTCGGGTCGGGGCCATTGTTTACCGCGCCGCGCCCGCCGCGCCTCTGTTACTGGTACAGGAACAGAGGCAATAGAACATCGATCCGCCGAAGGCGGATCAGGGGGCTTGCGCCCCCTGCCGTCACTTCCACTTGAACCGCTCCTCGATCCGTTCCCGCTTGTAGGTCTCCCAAACCTCTTCGCCCCACCGGGCTAGGACGTCGCCCTTAGGCCACCGGAATTCCTCGATCCGGCTTGGCTTGCGCTCGGCCAGCCCGGCCTCGATGGCCTCGAGCTCGAGCTGCGCGGCCAGCGTCTGGAGCTTTTTGATCCGGTCCTTGACCTTCAGGTGCTTCACTTGCATTGCATGCATTGTCTTGATCCTTTGTGATGGGCAGGGCTTGCGCCCTGCCCGGTTGCCTTAGAAGTCTTCCGGAAGCTTGGCCGTCTCGGCCAGCATCTTGGCGTCGAACGCCATGGTCTCTGCCGCCTTGGCTTGCATCTCGGCCAGCGTCTTGATCATGCGGCGCAGCGCCCACTTGGACACGCCCTGAAGCTCTGCCTTGTGTGCGGCAGTAAGCACATCGCGCAGCTCTGCGATATCGCCCATGGTCATATCGACCGTGGCCGCCGTCTTGTTTGTGTCTGTGAACCGGTATTGCATTGTCGTCTCCATTGTTAGCACGCTGGCCCATCTGCCTTCGTGTAACTACACGATACACAATGACACGCCATGACACAACATGTCTTTAGTATATACCCCATGGGTCCCTTTGGATCAGATTGGGTCGGTACGGGATATCTAAAGATAGGGGGGACCCCCCTTGACACGGGGGCCGTCGCGCGCGCCCCACCCTCCCACCCTTGAAGTATAGATTCACTGGCCCCCATTTTCGTTCGAAAATGCTTTTTGGGTCCCTACCCCCAAAAATTTTCGCCAGTCTAATTTCATTCGGCTTGTTGACAGTGAACAACCATCCCGATAAACAGAAGCATCGCCATTCAAGGAGGAAACCAATGGCCAAGTACCGAGAACTTCCCGCCAAACCAAAAAACGTCCACGCAATTCAGTACACAGGCATGGATAAGGGCGTACCGACGTGGAACGAACCTGCCCCTGCGTGGATTCTGGCAGCCTTTGCCAAGGGCCGGGTGGCCGTGGTTGACGGTGGGTTGTACTGTCAGGGTAAGAGCTTGGACCTCGGTTCTTGGCTCTTGGTCGAAGAGGACCTGAACGTTGACCACATGTGGTCCGTGATGGCCGTCACTTTCATCCAGCAGTACACCGTTGCCCGCAAGAAGGCTGTCCGCAAGCTCAAGCCTGCCCGGCTGGTAGCCTGATGGCTTTCTATCGCAAGAAGCCTGTGATGATTGAGGCTGTGCAGTTCGAGAGCGTGAGCTTTGCCGGGAACGGCCACTACAGCATCAACTTCGACACCGTTGCCGATCTGCCCAAGTGGCTGCGGAACGCGATGATGGACGGGGACGTTGTCCCTGACATTGTCGAGGAGGGTGGGCTTATCGTGAAGACCTTGGAGGGGCGGCACATTGCTTCTCCGGGCGACTGGATCATCCACGGGGTAAAGGGAGAGCTTTACCCCTGCAAACCCGACATCTTTGCCATGACCTACGACCCTGTGGACGAGCAGGACATCGAGGTTACTGGCGTTGCAATCTGAGGAGAGAAGCATGGGACTGCCATTCAAAGAAGACGAGGACTTCCGCAAGCATAACCAGAAGGCAAGCGAAGCGGCGGCCGAGGAGCTCCAGCGCTTTGTCGAAGCCACGGAGTCCGACGACGCGCAGATCGCGGACATCCAGCGGGACAAGAAGGACCGCTTTGCCGTGATCAAGTCGAAGGGGTATAACGTCAAGGCGCTGCGGCGGCTCTTGGCGGATCGGAAGAAGGACGCTGGTCAGGAGGCCGAGATCAAGGACGTCATGGAGCAGTACAAGAGCTTGCTCCTCTAATTCCTGCGTGGCTCCTCCAGCGCAGGTGGCCCCGTCAAAGTGTTCTCCCTCTTTGACCTGTGGCCAGAAGGCCCGCTGGACACCCGGCGGGCCTTCGTCATTGAAGAACCGTTGCTGGGATGCTATTGTGTCGAGGACCACGGACCTTGGAGCTCCCTCATGAAGACCACCTCTGCCCCGAAGAAGTCGATTCGCCCAATGCCTCGCCCGACGGAAAAGCGCATGGGTGAGATGCGGGAACGCGTCAAAGAGACTGCCGAGATGGATCGCCTCGAGGGCTTGATCACTGGCGGCACCGACTACAAGTCCCAGAAGGAAGACTTGAAGGCGGGCAAGAAGTTTGCTTCTGGCGGCTGCGTCATGGCGGGCCGGGGCGGAAAGTACAAGGGCATGAAGTGATGGCCAAGATGACCCGCAAGATGGGCATGGGTAAGCACATGTCCGAGGACGGCGAGATGGACGACGACGAGGACGAGTCGGAAGACGAATCCGAGCAGACCCCTAAGCGTCGGGTCAAGAAGGTCACCGTCGAGGAAACCTTTGCCGAGGGCGGCGCGGTTCGCCGCAGGGGCTGCATGATGCCGGGCCGTGGCGACAGATTCATAGGGGTAAAATGATGAAGACCGTTGGAAAACTGAAGGATGCCCCGATCCGGGGCGCTGCCAAGGCCACGCCAAACGCGCAGGCCGACTACGACGCCAAGATGTCGGAGCTGGACTATCCGGGCACCAAGGGCGTAGCTTTGCCGCAGCCCGGCAAGCAGCAGGTATCGGGCTTCAAGTTCTCGGGAACCTACTGATGAAAAAGCCCTCCAAGATCGCCAAGGTCATGCGCGAGTTCAAGGAGGGCAAACTGCACTCCGGCATTGACCCCAAGGGCCCGAAGAAGGCACCAAAAGCCAAGAGCCGAGCTCAGGCTATCGCCATTGCCCTGTCTGAGGCTGGCGTAGCGAAGAAAAAGGGGAAGTAGCATGCCGCCAAAGGGTGATCGTCCAAGCGCTCCCGCCGGAGGTGCGTCCAAAGGCGCAGCAGCGTCCAAGGGTGCCGCAGCGTCCAAAGGCGCAGCAGCTCCGGCCAACGAAAAGGACCGCGGGTTTTTTGGCGGGTACAGTGGCCTGAGGGACATGTTCGACGGCGGCGGCCCCGGCAAGTCGTCGGCCGCAGCATCCGGAACCGCTGGAATGCGCGCTGGCCCGCAGGCCCGCCCCGACGTCGTCAAGACCGGGACTGGCACAGATACCCGGTACATGGACACCAAGACTGGGAAGAGCTACGCCGCCCCGTCCTATGGCGCGCTGTCGTTCAAGGGCCTGACCTCGAATGATCCTGCCAACGTTGCCCGCAATCGCTACGGCCGCGAGGGCCTAGAAGCGATGCGCGCGGCCCGCGAAAGCCGCGACGGCCCGAGCGTGTCCGACCGCGGGATTGCCTCGCTCGTCGCTCCCCCGACGCCCACCGTGGACCCGGTTACGGGTCAGCCTGCGGCTCCTGCAGCCCCGACCCCGGCGGAACTCGCGGCCATCGGTGCCCCGAACACGCCCATGGCTCCGATCTTCGTTGACACCCCGTCCTACGGTTTGCCCGGCGCGACCCCTGCCATCAACTACGGCAACGCCTTCATGGGTGGACCGCAGATGCCGCCCATCAACCTGATGGACATCTTCGCTGCCTACCCCAACTTCGGCATGCGCTAAACGAGGTCGCAAGACATGGTTCAAACCTTCCGGGAAGCTCTTGGCGAGTCGGAGAGCGGCGGCAATTACGGCATCGTCAACAAAGAGGGCTACTCTGGTAAGTACCAGTGGGGCCCGGACCGCCTTGCCGACTACAACAAGGCCATGGGCACGAGCTACTCCATGGAAGACTTCCTCGGCAACGCTGCCGTGCAGGAAGACGCGCAGGCTTGGCACGAAGCCGACATCATGGACTACGTCTTCAACGAGGGGCTGGATCGCTACCTCGGGAAGAACGTCGCTGGTGTCACCATGACCCCGGAGTCCTTGATTGCCATGGCCCACCTCGGCGGCAAATCCGGCATGAAGAACTTTGTCGAATCCGGCGGAGAGTACAACCCGTCGGACTCCCTCGGCACGAGCTTGCGCGACTACGCTCAGAAGTTCTCGGCCGGGCAGGCCTACGACCGCAGTGAGCGGCTCATGAGCGGCGAACCTCTGGACTACGGCTCGGCCGTCCCCGAAGGCGGAACCGCGGACTCCCTGATCTCGGCCTTTGAGATGATCAACGAAGGCTCCCCGGAATACTGCCCGGCAGGCTACTACTACGACGTGGCATCCCGGTCCTGCGTGTCGATCAACGCGGTGCAGAGGAGCCCGCGGCCGAAGCCTGCCCCCGAGCGCGGCGCTGCCCTGCAGCGGTTTGGCTTGCCCAGTCTCGCCTGATGGCCAACTACCGCAGAGCCTATCCAGAGGACCTCCCGGCCATTGTGGCGTTGGCCGAGGAGATGCATGCGGAGACATCGTTCCGGTCGCTCTCGTTCAGCAAGTCCAAGGCGGCGGCCGAAGTGCTGTCCTGCATTCTGAACCCGAACATGCTGGTCTTGGTGGGCGAGAAGGACGGACGGATTCTTGGGTTGATCGCTGCCTACCTCGACAAGCCCTACTTTTCTGAGGACTTGGTGGTCTACGACCACATTTGGTACGTCGGAAAGGAAGGCCGAGGTTCGATGGTCGGGCCGCGCCTGCTCAAGCACGTTGCAGAATGGGCTAGACTTTGCAGGGCAAAGGCTGTTTTTGTGACACTTGGTTCCGATGTGTCCCAAGAGCGCGTCGGAAAGCTTGTAGAACGGCTCGGATATAGTCGCTTGGGAGGCTACTACCGCAAGGATATCGACAGTGTCGAAGTTTGAACTTCTGCCCGACGAGGCGTTGAAGGAATATCTGGAGCTCCTCGAGGGCCGCCGCGCCCAAGAAGTGCGCGAAAAAGCCCAAGACACGTTCATGCCCTTCGTGCACCACGTCTACGAGAACTTCATCGAGGGCCGCCACCACCGCGTCATCGCCGAGAAGCTCGAAGCGGTGGCCCGGGGCGAGATCAAGCGGCTCATCATCAACATGCCGCCTCGTCACTCGAAGTCCGAATTCGCATCCTACCTCATGCCTGCGTGGTTTTTGGGGCGGAACCCGAAGCTCAAGATCATTCAGGCGACCCACAACACCGAACTGGCTGTCCGGTTCGGCCGCAAGGTCCGAGACCTGATCGACTCCGAGACCTACAAAGAGGTGTTTCCGAAGACGGTCCTCAAGGAAGACTCGAAATCGGCCGGTCGGTGGTCCACGGAGAAGGGTGGGGAATACTTTGCAGCAGGCGTCGGCGCTGCCGTGACCGGCCGCGGGGCCGATTTGTTCATCATCGACGACCCGCACTCGGAACAGGACGCCCTGTCAGAGACCGCATTCGACAACGCCTACGAATGGTACACCTCCGGCCCCCGCCAGCGTCTCCAGCCGGGCGGTGCGATCATCATCGTTATGACCCGCTGGGGTAAAAAGGACCTCACGGGCCGTCTTTTGGCTGCTCAGGGCAACGATGTGCTGGCTGATCAGTGGGAAGTGGTCGAATTTCCGGCCATTTTGCCCTCCGGGAACCCTCTGTGGCCCGAATTCTGGAAAAAAGACGAACTTTTGCGGGTCAAAGCGGCTCTTCCGCTGCCAAAATGGTCCGCGCAGTGGCAACAGCAGCCCACATCGTCGGAATCTGCCATCATTCGCAAGGATTGGTGGAAAAACTGGGACAAAGAGAAGGTTCCGAACCTGTCCTACGTCATGCAGGCCTACGATACGGCGTTTTCGAAGAAGGAAACGGCCGACTACTCCGCAATCACGACGTGGGGCGTGTTTACGCCTGTCGAGGGGGAGCCTGACGCGCTCATTTTGCTCGACGCCAAGCGCGGGCGGTGGTCTTTCCCCGAGCTGAAAGAGGTAGCGTGGGAAGAACACGAATACTGGGAGCCGGACATGGTCTTGGTGGAAGCCAAGGCCACGGGTCAGCCGCTGGTGGACGAGTTCCGGGCCCGGGGCATCTCCGCACTGACCTTCAGCCCCGGCCGCCGGGGCAAGGGCGGCTTCGACAAGAACACCCGGATGCACTTGGTTGCCCCGCTCTTCGAGGCCGGGCGCGTCTGGGCACCGATGGAGAAGTCCTTCGCTGAGGACGTCATCGAAGAGGTCACCTCTTTCCCATCTGGCGACCACGATGACTTTTGTGATAGCATGACGTTGGCCCTTATGCGATTCAGGCAGGGCGGATTTGTCACTCTGAACGGGGAGGAGGATTCCTCTGAGCCCCAGTACCGCAAGAAACGGGAGTACTACTGATGGCAATCGTTGACAGAGCCGTCTTGGCCGATGACCTTCTGGCCCCCGGCGTCGAAATTCCGGTTGATGCTCCGATGGAGTTCCCGGGCGGTGCCGAGATCATCGAAGACGCCGACGGCGGGGTCACGATCCAAGCCCTCCTTGAAGACGATCCGGTGGATGGCATCGACGCTGCCGCCATGGAGCACGGCGCAAACCTTGCCGAGTTCATCCCGCAGACGGTTCTCCGCGCCCTCGCAAGTGACCTGACGGCCGCCTACGAAGACGACCTTCAGTCCCGTCAGGAGTGGGAAGAGGGCTACGCCAAGGGCCTCGACCTCTTGGGCATCAAGTACGAAGAGCGCTCCGAGCCGTTTGACGGCGCATCGGGCGTCACCCACCCGCTCATTTCTGAGTCTGTGACCCAGTTCCAAGCTCAGGCGTACAAGGAACTTCTGCCCTCACAGGGCCCCGTCAAGACGCAGATCATGGGGGCCAAGACCCCCGAGACCGAGGCGCAGGCCGCCCGCGTCAAGAACTTCATGAACTACCGCATCACGGAAGTCATGACCGAGTACGACCCGGGCATGGACCAGATGCTGTTCTATTTACCCCTGTCTGGCTCGACCTTCAAAAAGGTCTACTTTGACCCGGTCCGCGGCCGCGAGGTCTCGGAATTCATCCCCGCCCAAGACTTGGTCGTGCCGTATTCGGCTGTTGATCTGGAAACGACGCCCCGCGCCACGCATGTGCTCAAGATGCAGGGCAACGACATGCGCCGGATGCAGCTTTCTGGTGTCTACCGGGACATCGATCTGGGTCAGGGCAACACCACCGACGCCACCGACATCGTCAAGGAGAAGGTGGACGACATCGACGGTCGCTCGAAGAGCTACTCCGACGACGTCCGCACTTTGCTGGAATTCCACGCCGAGATTGACCTCGAGGGCTTCGAGGACATTGGGGTGGACGGAGAGCCGACAGGCTTGAAGCTCCCGTACATCATCACTGTGGACAAGGCCTCCAACGAGGTGCTGTCGATCCAGCGGAACTATAGCGAGATGGACCCGCTGAAGCGCAAGCGTCAGTATTTCGTCCACTACAAGTTCATGCCCGGCCTCGGCTTCTACGGCTTTGGCATCATCCACATGATTGGCGGCCTCGGTCGCTCGGCCACGTCCATCCTGCGCCAGCTCATTGACGCGGGCACCCTTGCCAACCTGCCCGCAGGCTTCAAGGCCAAGGGCATCCGCGTCCGCGACAACGACAGCCCGATCCAGCCCGGAGAATGGCGCGAGATCGATGCGCCCGGCATGGACCTCCGCAACGCTCTGGTCCCACTGCCGTACAAAGAGCCGTCGGCCACGCTGGCGCAGCTCTTGGGTGCCTTGGTTAACGACGGTCGTCGGTTTATTGCCCTTGCTGACCAGCAAATGACCAACCTCAACAACGAGGCTCCGGTCGGCACCACGGTGGCACTGCTCGAGCGCGGCATGAAGGTCATGTCGGCAATCCATAAGCGCCTGCATTACGCCCAGAAGGCCGAGTTCCGCCTGTTGGCCCGTGTCATCGCCGAGAACCTTCCCCCGGTCTATCCGTATGCCGTCGCTGGCGCTCCGGCCGAGATCAAGCAGATGGACTTCGACGACCGGGTGGACGTGATCCCGGTTTCGGACCCGAACATCTTCTCGATGTCGCAGCGCGTCACGCTGGCCCAGACCGAGCTGCAGTTGGCCCAGAGCGCGCCGGACATCCATAACCTGCGCGAAGCCTATCGGCGCATGTATCAGGCTCTGGAAGTCGAGAACATCGACCAAATCCTGCCGCCGCCTCCGCAGCCGCAGCCCATGGACCCCGCTATGGAGTCCGGCCTGCTCATCCAAGGCCAAGTTCCGCAGGCCTTCCCGCAACAGGACCACGACGCGCACATCCAGAACCACTTGGCTCTGCTGCAGCTCGGCATCGTCTCGATGACCCCGCTGCTCGTTGGCGTCATCTCTGCCCACATCTTCCAGCACCTGTCGCTCAAGGCTCGTGAGGTCGTGGAGGCTGAATTGGCGCAGCTCAAGCAGCAGCAGGGTGCCCAGATGGGCGCTCAGATCGGTCTCGCAGCACAGAACGGCCAGATCACTCCGGACGCCGCACTGCAGCAGATCGGCCAGATCGCCGCCCTGCCGCCGCAGTTCAGCCCGGATCAGGTCGAGGCCCGTGTGGCGCAGGTCCTCGCCGAGCTCATGGTGGAGCTTGCTCCGCAGCTTTCGCCGCCTCAGGGCCAGAACCAAGACCCGCTGGTCATGATCCGCATGCAGGAACTGGCCTTGAAGGACAAGGAACTGCAGCAGCGCAAGCAAAACGACGAGAAGAAGCTGGCCTTGGAGAACAGCAAGATTCTCCAGCGCGCGACTTCCGACGCCGCCCGCATCGAAGTCCAAGAGCAGGTGTCCGAGGACCGCACTCAGATCGCTCGTGAGCGCATTGCCGCCCAACAGCAGCAGGCTGCCATGAACCGTCAGCGGGGACAGTGAACATGAACGTTGTTGTCTTTGCAAAAGCTTTGTATAAGCAGATTGACGAGCGCCGCGAAACCCTTGCGGATCAGCTCGTTCTCGGTGCCGCTACGAGCCTTGAGCAGTATCGGCAGGTCGTGGGAGAGATACAGGGACTCGACTACGCGCGAGAAACATTGAAATCCCTGCTGGAGAAATCTGACGACGATGTCGAAGACACTCTACGTTCCTGACCATATCGCGCAGCGCATCGCTGCCAAGAAGGCTCAGACGCAAGCAGAAGCGGGTGTTGGCAAGGCTTATGTTGAGGCCAACAACCGTGTTCTTGACCCCTCTCTTCTGGAGAAATCGCTTCTCGACCGCCTCCCTCAACCCACTGGGTGGCGCGTTCTGGTCATGCCGTATCAGGGCAAGACAAAAACTGACGGCGGCCTGATCCTTCCCGATCAGGTGCGTGAGCGCGAAGCTCTTGCGACCGTCGTGGCCTACGTCTTGCGTATGGGTCCGCTGGCGTATCGCGATCCGAACAAGTTTGGTGACAACCCAGAGCCTTGGTGCGCCGAGGGTGAATGGGTCTGCATCGGCCGCTACGCGGGCTCTCGCTTCCGCATCGACGGCGGCGAAGTGCGGATCATCAACGATGACGAAGTGATCGCCAAGATTGCCGATCCCGACGACATCCAGCACATTTGAGGGTATGACCATGAACCAACGCGCAACCGAAATGGACGAAGACATCTCGATTGAGGTCGAGGAAGAAGAGTCTTCTGCCCAGCCGCAAGATAACGATGACGAAGAGCTTTCTGGATACAGCCAGAAGGTTCAGGCCCGCATCAACAAGCTGACCGCCAAGGCCCGGGCCGAAGAGCGCGCCAGCCAAGAGGCTCAGCGCCTTGCCGAGCAGCTCTACCAAGAGAACCAGCGTCTGCAGGAGCGGATCAAGGGCCTCGATACAGGCTACCTGAGCGAATATGGCACCCGCCTTGAGGCACAGTCTCTGGCCGCCAAGGACGCTTTCAAGAAGGCCTATGAGTCCGGTGACTCAGACGCGATTGCCGTGGCTCAGGAGCAAATGTCGAAGATCGCCATCGATCAGGAGCGTTTTCGCATCGCGAAGCAGCGCTCCACGACGCAGGCCCCGGTTCAAACTGAGCGCCAAGAAGCCCCAGTTCAACAACAGCCGCAGCGTCAGCCTGAGGTTCGCGTAGACCAGAAAGCTCAGTCTTGGGCTGAGAAGAACGACTGGTTTGGCGCGGACAAGATGCTTACCGCTGCAGCAATGGCTTTGCACAGCACTCTTGTCGAAGACGAGGGGTTTGACCCAACGTCCGATGAGTACTATAGTGAGATTGATCGTCGGATTCGTCGGGAGTTCCCGAACAAGTTCAAGACGACACAAACAGCCGCACCGGCTCGGGTCGCCTCTGCCGCGTCGAGTGCATCTAAGGCTGCTGTACAGGGACGCAGGTCGGTGAAGCTCTCCGCTTCTCAGGTCGCAATGGCGAAACGTCTCAACGTTCCGCTGGAAGAATACGCGAAATATGTGAAGGAGTGAGAGCATGACTGACAGAACCCCGCGCGAAAGCGCAACACGCGACTCAGAATCGCGCCGCAAGCCTTGGGCACCGCCGAGCGTCCTTGATGCTCCCCCGCCCCCGGAAGGATACAAGCACCGCTGGGTGCGGTCGTCCATCCGTGGCGAGGAAGACAAGGGCAACGTGTTTAACCGACTGCGTCAGGGCTACGAGCCTGTGCGGGCGGATGAGCATCCGGGGTACCAAGCACCCACGATTGAGGACGGCAAGCATGCCGGGGTCATCGGAAACGGTGGTTTGATCCTCACTCGTGTGCCTGTCGAGACAGCCCAAGAAAGAGCCGCGTATTACGGGGGCCGGACCCGCGAACAAATGGATGCTGTTGATCAGGACCTCATGAAAGAGCAACATCCGTCGATGCCGATTAATCAAAGTCGGCAAAGTCGGGTATCGTTTGGCGGACGGAAAAAGTCCGACTGATAAGGAGCAACAACTATGGCGAACACGTCTGGTGCGTTCGGGCTTCGCCCGATCAACCTTGCTGGTGGTGCACCCAACAGCCAAGGTACCAATGCGTACTACATCGCTTCTGATGCTTCCGCGATCTATAATGGGTCCCCTGTTATCGCGACCAATGGCGGCACGATTGCCATCACTGGTTCGGCTTCGGGTGATACCTATAAGCATCTCGGCGCATTCAATGGCTGCGAGTACGTTTCTTCTGTGACCGGGAAAAAGACTTGGTCCAACTACTGGCCCGGTTCGGGTGCGAACACTAACTTCGACGTCGTCGGTTATGTGTACGACAACCCGACCCAGCGTTTCGTGATTGCGACTGACGCAACCTTCACGAACCGCGCAACCGCCAAGGCCGCGATCTTCGAGAACACCCAGTTCAACACCGCAACGTCGGGTTCGACGGTTTCCGGTGTGTCCTCGGCTTCGCTCGACGTCGCAACCTTGGACGCTTCTGACGCCTCGCTGCCGCTGAAGATTCTGGGCATCTATGATGACCCGCTGAATCAGGACTACGCGGCCGCTGGTCTTCAGATGATCGTCATGTTCAACAACCATGCCCTTCTGGAAGCTAATTCCGAAGGCACGGTGGCATAAGGAGACCTGACCCATGGCAATTTCGCGCGCACAGTTGGCGAAAGAGCTTGAGCCCGGTCTCAATGCTCTGTTCGGCATGGAGTATGCTCGGTATGAAAACCAGCACTCCGAAATCTTCACCACCGAGTCCTCGGATCGTGCATTCGAGGAAGAAGTCATGCTGTCCGGGTTCGGATCAGCACCGACCAAATCGGAAGGCTCGGGCATCTCGTATGACGATGCACAGGAAGCCTACACCGCTCGGTACAACCACGAGACCATCGCGCTGGCCTTCTCGATCACCGAGGAAGCCATCGAGGACAACCTGTACGACCGCCTCGGCAGCCGTTACACCCGTGCCCTCGCCCGCTCGATGGCTCACACCAAGCAGGTGAAAGCCGCTGCCATTCTGAACAACGCCTTCACTGGCGGTGCTTCGGCTGGCGGTGACGGCGTGGCTCTCTGCGCCACCAACCACCCGCTGGTGAACGGCTCGACCTTCGCCAACAAGCCCTCGACCGACGCTGACCTGAACGAAACCTCGCTCGAGGACGCTCTGATCAACATCGCTGGGTTCGTGGACGAACGTGGTCTGAAAGTGGCTCTCCGCGGCCTGAAGTTGATGATTCCTCGTCAGCTCCAGTTCGTTGCTGAGCGTCTGATGGTTTCGAACCTCCGCGTTGGCACCGCCGACAACGATGTGAACGCCATCCGTTCGATGGGCATGCTGCCGGAAGGCTATGCCGTCAACGACTTCCTGACCGACCCGGATGCGTACTTCATCAAGACGGACGCACCGCGCGGCTTTATCCACTTCGAGCGCACCCCGCTCTCGACGGGCATGGAAGCCGACTTTGACACAGGCAACATGCGCTACAAGGCGCGTGAACGCTACAGCTTCGGCTATAGCGACCCTCGTTGCGTGTTCGGCACGACTGGCGCATAAGCCTTAAAAACAAAGGCTTACACACAGAAACCCCCGCTTCGGCGGGGGTTTTACTTTTTAAGTGGCAAGCCTTGCCAACCCTGTAACTTCTCGCTATATCTTTACCTAGACATGTATTGGAGTTCGCAGTGTCAAAGCACGTTATCTACCACATCCGGAACGTGGTTAATGGGAAGTTTTATGTCGGCAGTGCCCAAGACACCGCCGTCAGGTTTAGGCAGCATCGCAGGCTTCTTCGCGCCAACAAGCACCACTGTAAGCACTTGCAGAACGCGTGGAACAAGCACGGGGAGGACTGCTTTAAGTTCGAAGTCGTAGAACATGTCTCGGAGAGTAGCAGCCTAGAGCATGCCGAAGATGTCTGGCTGTTAGAAAACGTGGGAAAGCCGCACTGTTACAACACCGGACGTAGCGCAAAAGCTCCATGGCGCGGCACCAAAGGCACAGGGGTTTCTCCACTGACCGGGGGAACCAGAACCGAGGACATCAAAGAAAGACTCCGCCAAGCCACGCTTGAGCAGTGGAAAACTTCTGACCCAAGGTCTGGCCGCAAGCACAGCGAGGAGACTCGGGAGAAGATTAAAGAGGCCTTGAAACCAGTCATCGCCGAGGGCCGAGGGGGTTGCTTCATTCCGTCCGAGGAAACCCGAGCCAAGATGTCTGCCGCGCTTAGGGGAAACCAAAACGCCAAAGGCCACGTCAGAACCGAGGAGCATCGGCGTAAGCTTTCGGAGGCAAACAAGGGCTCTAAGAACTTCTTAGGGAAGCATCACAGCGAGGAGGCCAAGGCTAAAATGGGACAGGCTGTGAGAATGATCTCTCCCGATGGAGCTGTCACAGAGTACCCGAGAACGACGGCGATCAAAGAGCAGTTTGGCATTTTTCTCCCGACCATCCAGCGCTCTGTCCGAAGCGGAAACCCTCTTGCCAAAGGGCCCTACAAAGGCTGGCGTTTCGAGTACGTTTAGGCTATCCTCCCTCAAAGGGTAACATCAGCCACGCAGACAGGACGCCCTTCCTGACGTTGCACAGACTGCGCGGCTAAACCTTGTGCAAGGGGTAAAACCATGGCTTCGACTACTTTTTCGGGTCCCGTGACCTCCACCAACGGCTTCATCGGCGCTGTCACTGGCAACGTCTCGGGTGATGTGACCGTCACCAGCTTCGTTAAGCTCACCGCCATCGCGACCGCTTCGCTGCCCGCCGCTGCCGCAGGCAACGCTGGTCAGGTCCGTCTGATCAACGACAACGGCGCAGGCAACAACGAAACCTGCCTCGTCATCTCGACGGGTTCCGCTTGGGTCACCGCTGTCGGCGCAGCCCTCAGCTAATAGGAGGCCCACATGGCCGGTTCTGATACAAAGGCCAAGAGGGTCACTGGAACGGGTGCGCTCAGCGTTGGGCGCTCTCGTCTCCGCATGATTCTCGTGACCACCACGGACGCTGGCGCGGGTCGCCTGACGCTTTCGGACGGTAATGGCGGTGCGACGACGGTTGACGTCGATCTCGTGGCCAACACCACCCACAACGTCTACATCCCGGAAGAGGGCGTCCTGTTCTCCTCCGACATTCACGTCGCAACAGCCACTAACATCTCGGCTGCGACTTTCTTCTGGTCATAAGGTAGGGCCCATCCTGTGGTAGATATCCGTTCAATCTCGCAGGTAGGCACTTACGAGCCTTTTGCACTTCAGGTGTCCCGGGGCCAAATCCCGGGCCACCGCAGCGTTGTCGTGTTCGGCTACAACCCGGACGTTGACCAGACGCGGGTAACCGTCTGGCCCTATACGGGCATTCTACCGCTGCCTACGGCGGCTCTGCAGATGAAGGTTTCCTCAAGCAGCGCTAACGACACGGCGAACGGAACGGGGGCCCGCACAGTCTTCGTGGCTGGCCTCGACGCAAACCACAACGAGATCAGCGAGATTGTCACCCTAAACGGGCAGACTGCAGTCCTCACAACCCAGTCTTTCCTGCACATCAACAACGCCTATGTCGCGACCGCAGGTTCTGGCTTGTCGGCTGCAGGGGACATTTACTTTGGTGATGGCACCGTCACCGCCGGTGTCCCGGCCACGGTCTACGACCTCATCAAGTTCGACTACAACCAGCGGATCACCGGGAGCTACACGATCCCGGCGGGGTACACGGCATATGTCTCGCAGGGCCTGTTTTCCGCAGGCCAGCCGAGCGGCTCGTCGCAGGTGACTGGGCGCTTAATGAGTATCGGCGTGGACGGCATCCGCCGCACTGCGGCGATTACTACGGTCAACAACGGGGTTGCGGACTATCTCTTCGAGTATCCCCTGCAAATCCCCGAAAAGACCACTCTTGAGGCCACGGCGCAGGCTAGTGCAAACAACAACGAAACATCCGCGATGTTTATCATGGTCCTAGTCAAGAACGGGGGTCCGCTCTGATGGCCAAGAGCCCCGCTTGGACGCGCAAGGAGGGTAAGGACCCGAAAGGTGGTCTGAACGCCAAGGGCCGAGCTTCGGCGAAAGCGCAGGGGATGAACTTGAAGCCCCCTGCGCCTAACCCGAAGACAGACAAGGACAAGGCCCGGCGCAAATCATTCTGCGCCCGCATGGGCGGAATGCCCGGCCCGATGAAAGACGAGAAGGGCAAGCCTACGCGCAAAGCCCTGTCCCTCCGAGCGTGGAATTGCTGACATGAATCGCGGAAGCATGACCCAACAGATCGAGAATCCCGGAGGGAAGAGGATGGCAAAGACTGGCTTGTATGCTAACATCAACGCCAAGCGGAAGCGCATCGCCGCAGGCTCTGATGAGAAGATGCGTAAACCGGGAACCAAGGGCGCACCAACCGCGAAAGCTTTTCGCCAGTCCGCCAAAACCGCAAAGGGGAAGAAGTGATGATGAAGTCCGGCAAAAAGGGTGGCAAGGGCTGCTCGGCTGACATGATCAGCCCGCGCAAGGCTATGGCTATGGGCATGAAGCCTTCCGGTGCCAAGAAGGGCGCTAAGAAGGGCATGAAGTAAGACATGACCACGTCAGGGACCCGGACGTTCAATCTGGACGTCGCAGAAATGATCGAGGAGGCGTATGAGCGCTGCGGACTTGAGGTTCGCACCGGCTACGACGCCCGCACGGCCCGCAGGTCCCTGAATCTCATGCTTGCGGACTGGGCCAACAGAGGCCTCAACCTCTGGACCGTGGCCGAGGGAATCTTCACCGTCACGGCCGGAGACGCCTCCTACGTCCTCTCCGCTGACGTTGTGGACATCCTCGACGTTGTCGTGCGCCGCCAAAACACCGACTACGAGATCGACCGGATCAGCCGGACCGAGTACTTCACTCTGCCCAACAAGAACACGCAGGGCCGTCCGAGCCAGTTCTTCCTTGACCGGACGATCACTCCGACGCTGTATCTCTGGGCTACACCCGAGAACTCGACGGACCAGATTCGGTACTACTACGTTCGTCGTATGGAAGACGCGGCCACGCTGACCAACACGACCGAAATCCCCTTCCGCTTCCTGTCTTGCATGGTAGCCGGGCTTGCGTACTATATCGCCATGAAGCGCGCTCCGGAGCGCATGGCCATACTCAAGGCTGTGTACGACGAAGAGTTCCAGCGCGCAGCGGACGAGGACATCGACCGCGTCCCGCTGAAACTGCAGCCCGGGCGGCCGTACCTGAGGGGGTAACGCATGTACGCGACAGGCAAAAAGGCTTGGGGTATTTCGGATCGCTCCGGCGTCCGATATCGCCTGCGCGACATGCAGAAAGAGTGGACCGGAGCCTTGGTTGGCCCGGACGAATACGATCCCAAGCATCCGCAACTCTACCCTCCGAAGGTCTCCCCCGACCCTCAGGCGCTCAAAAACCCTCGCCCAGACCCCGAAGAGGGACACGTCTATGTCCCTGTCGGTAACACGGTATTCCCGCCGGTCGCGATCATCTATCCGATGGTTGTCGGTCTTGGCTTTGTCACGGTGGTGATCACATGAGCTTTACCTACGGCCAGCTAAAGCAGGCACTTCAGGACTACCTTGAGAGTTCGGAAACGACCTTCGTCAACAACCTGCCGCTGTTCATCCGCATGTCGGAGGAGCGCATCCTCAAGAGTGTGCAGCTAAGCCTGTTTCGCAAGAACGCGACCGCCAGCGCCACGCTGGGGAACCAGTACCTCGCGGCTCCAGCCGACTTCCTTGCCCCGTTCTCGCTCTCCTACATGGGAGACAACAACGACAAGGTCTTCGCCGAGTTCAAGGACGTCAGCTTCATTCAGGAGTACAATCCAGATGCTTCTACGACCGGGGTCCCGAAATACTACGCCCAGTTTGACAACACCAACTTCATCTTGGCTCCAGCTCCAAATGACGACTATGTCATGGAGCTGCACTACTTCTACCGTCCTGCCAGCCTGACGGCCGGATCGGACAGCGGCACGACGTGGCTCAGCATCAACGCTGAACTGACCTTGTTCTACGGAGCGATGGTTGAAGCTTACATCTTCCTGAAGGGCGATCCGGACATGATGGCCACCTACGATAAGCGCTTCCAAGAATCGCTCATCGGCCTCAAGATGCTGGGCGAGGCCAAGCAGGTTACGGATGAGTACCGCACAGGCATGGTCATCAGAGGGAAGCAGTGATGTTTGTGGGAGCAGCCTTGCCGGGTAGTGTATCGGTAGCGACCACCGAGGGCCGAGGACACACGCCCGAGGAGCTGGCGGAGCTCTGCGCCAACAAGCTCATCAGCGTTTCCGACGACGCCCATCCGGCCATCCGAGATCAGGCCATAGCCTTTCGCGCTGCCATCGTGAGTGTGGTCACACGCTACCTGAAAGAGGCAGTTACCAACGACCGCGTTACCGTGTATAATGCACTGGTAGATGCGGGCCACCCGCAACTGGCTGACGCCATTCGCAAACTATAGGAGGCTCCTTTGCCGATTACACAAGCAATGTGCACGTCGTTCAAGGACCAAATCCTTGAGGGTGTGCATGACTTCCGCTCTTCGGGCGGTGACACCTTCAAGATCGCTCTCTACTCGAGCGCGGCAACTCTGGGCGCGACCACCACGGCCTATACCTCCAGTGACGAGGTCGCCAACTCTGGCACCTACTCGGCTGGCGGTGGAACCCTGACCAACGTCACCCCGACGACGTCCGGCACCACGGCCTTCACCGACTTCGACGACATCTCGTTTACGTCGGCCACCATCAATGCCCGGGGCGCGCTGATCTATAACACGACCCCGACCCACACCTACACCAACCCATCGGTGGCGGTGCTGGACTTCGGCGGCGACAAGATTTCGACCAGCGGTACGTTCACCATCCAGTTCCCAGCGGCTGACGCCTCGAACGCCATCATCCGCATCCAGTAAGGAGCTGCCATGGCCCTCGTAGTAGCTGATCGTGTCCAAGAAACCACGAGCACCACAAGCACGTCCAGTTACGTCCTGCTAGGTGCTGCCACTGGCTATCAGTCCTTCGGGGCTGTGTTGGCCAATGGAGACACGACCTACTACGCGATCACCAACGACACCGACTGGGAGGTCGGTATTGGCACCTACTCGACCACAGGTCCGACCCTAGCCCGCACAACCATCCTCGCGTCGAGCAACGGCGGCTCCGCTGTGAGCTGGGGCGTTGGCGTCAAGAACATCTTCATCTCCTACGCCGCATCGAAGTCCGTCTATCTGGATGGCAATGGCGATCTGCTCGTCGCGGACAAGATCGTCCACACGGGCGATACCAACACAGCCATCCGCTTCCCGACCGCTGACACGGTATCCATCGAGACGGGCGGCACTGAGCGCTTCAAGGTCGAGAACAGCACCATCACGACGACTGTCCCGGTGCTTCTCCCCGCCGATCCTACGTTGCCTCTGCAGGCGGCGACCAAGGAGTATGTGGACACCATTGCCTCGGCGGGCATCCACTACCACGACCCTGTGCGGGTCGAGTCCCCGATCAACCTGAACGCCACCTACAACAATGGCACCTCGGGCGTTGGAGCCACGCTGACCAACGCTGGGACGCAGGCTGCCCTTGTCATCGACGGCGTGACGGTCGCGACCAACGACCGGGTTCTGATCTATCAACAGACCACTCAGACCCAGAACGGCGTCTACACGGTCACCAATACTGGCTCTGTCAGCACCAACTGGGTCCTGACGCGTTCCACCGATACCGACAGCTACGGCCCCAGCGATCCTGACGCACTTGGCGCAGGCGATGCGTTCTTTGTCCAGCAGGGCGCTACGGGTGCTGGTGAGCTTTACGTCTGCAACACCGAGGGAACGATCACCTTCGGGACGACAAACATCACGTTCACTCAGATCGCCTCCACCGCGGTGTACACGGCTGGCAGCGGCCTAGCTCTCACTGGCACGGTCTTCTCGAATACTGCACAGGATCAGGTCGTCACGCTCACCCAAGGAGGTGCCACGACGATCACGGGGACGTACCCGAACTTCACGATCACCTCGACCGACACGACCTACTCGGCGGGTGGCGGCATTGGCCTCGCTGGGACTACCTTCTCGGTTGCCGCAGGCAGCGGCCTGACGCAGGACACGGACGGCCTCTCACACGCTGATACCTCATCGCAGACCAGCGTAGACAACACTGGTGCTACGTTCATTCAGGACGTCAGCCTTGACGGCTTCGGGCACGTCACGAGCCTTGCTTCGACCACCATCACGCCGTCACTTATTGGTGCAGCCCCTACCGCGTCCCCGGAATTTACGGGTGTTGCGTCCTTTGCGGATGGCTCTGCTGCCGCGCCGTCGATCACCAATACTGGTGATACAAACACGGGTATGTTCTTCCCGGCTGCCGACACCATAGCCTTTTCCGAAGGTGGTGTTGAGAGCATGAGGATCGACGCCTCCGGCAACCTCGGACTTGGGGTTACGCCGAGTGCTTGGCAGGCTGTCAGTGCAATTCAGATGGCTGGGGGTCAGGGTTATTCCCGCTTCGGTGTTACCAACAACTCATACTACGATGGCGCTGCGTATCGTTACGTCTCAACTGCCGCTGCCACTCTGTATGGTAACAGCAGCGGATCGCACCTCTGGTTCAACGCCCCCTCCGGCACGGCAGGCAATGCGATCACCTTCACGCAGGCTATGACGCTGGATGCGAGTGGGCGGCTTGGGATTGGGACGACCAGCCCGGGTGAAAAACTGTCCGTCATAGGCGGGGCCGGGGAGACTGCAAGGGCGATTGTTGGGGGCGGAACCGCCGCCGTCCTTGTAATCAACGGAGACAGGGACAATTCTGGAGACGCGGGGGAGCCAGATGCCTCAATTGTTTTTGAGACTGACGGCTCATACTCCAATGCCACAAACAGCGGGCTTGGGAATAGCGGCTTTAGGATATCCTCCCTCAATGGTCCCGGAGCCACGCAACTCGCTTTCTACGAGAACGTAGGTGGGACATCCACCGAGCGCATGCGTATCAACGCCAGCGGGAACGTGGGCATCGGCACCGCGTCCCCGACCACGGCGCTTGACGTCAACGGCGTGGCCAGTGCAGTGTTCTTCGAGAACCCTCAGACGATCACGGCCAGCTACACCATCGCGTCTGGCAAGAACGCCATGAGCGTTGGACCCGTAACCGTAGACGCCGGGGTGACCATCACGGTCTCCGCTGGCGCAAGATATGTGGTGATCTGATGAGCAGAATTGCACTCACTCCAAACGCCTCCGGCACCGGGACACTGACCATTGCCGCGCCGAACACCAACACGGATCGGACGCTCACGCTGCCGGATGCTACCACCACGCTGGTCGGAACTGCGTCCCCTGCGTTCACAGGAAACGTGACCACAACGGGCACTGTATCCGACCAGATCGGCAACCTGCGAGACCTCGTCAACAGCAACAAGACGGGTGCTTATGTTCCGACCGCAACAGACAACGGCGCGCTCATCAACATCACCACGGGCGGCGTGACGATAAACACGGGCGTGTTTTCCGCTGGGCAAAACGTGACCATTTACAACAACAGCGGCAGTTCGCAGACCATCACGCAAGGTTCTGGCGTCACCATGTATCTTGCCGGGACGGCGACCACGGGCAACAGAACGCTTGCACAGCGCGGCATCGCGACTGTCCTTTGCGTAGCCTCAAACACGTTTGTCTGCTCTGGCGCAGGGGTGACCTGACATGGCGTCAGCAGTCTTCGCCGCCCTTTTGATGCAGCGAGTGTCTGAGATATCGCTGAACTTTATCATCGTCGCCGGAGGCGGTGGTGGAGGCTCTTCAATTGGCGGCGGCGGCGGCGCTGGTGGAATGCTTGAAAACTCCGCCCTTACAATTTCTCCCGGCACATACCCCATCACAGTTGGTGGCGGTGGTGCTGGCGCTGGTGGGTTTGTCAACGGAGGCAACGGCTCCAATAGCTCCTTTCAGGGGCTTACGGCCATTGGTGGCGGTGGGGGTGGTGGCAACCAAAACCCCGGTGGCGGCGGTTCTGGGGTGTTTGCGCGATCTGGTGGATCGGGCGGCGGCGGGGGGTGTGACTCGGCCTCTCCGTTTGCTGGCGCAGCAGGGACGGCTGGACAGGGGAACTCAGGCGCATCAGCGTTTAGCGGTTCTTCCGGCGGTGGCGGCGGGGGCAAGGGCGCTTCTGGTAGTTCTGGTAGCTCAAGTTTTGGCGGGAACGGTGGCGATGGCATCCAAAGCAGCGTAACCGGGACAGCAACATTTTACGCTGGCGGCGGTGGCGGCGGTCGTTTTAACAGTGGGACTGGCGGCTCCGGCGGCGCTGGCGGAGGAGGCGCTGGAAGCGTTGCAACTGGCTCTGGCGGAACCGCAAACACTGGTGGCGGGGGTGGGGCTGGAGGTTATTTAAGCGCAGCATATCCCGGTGGTGCTGGTGGTTCTGGGGTGGTTATCATCAGGACGCTGTCTTTGGCTTCCGCGACAACGGGGTCTCCCACAATTACGACGGACGCTGGCTTTAACGTCTACAGGTTCACTGGCTCGGGGAGCATTACGTTCTGATGGCACACTTTGCAGAGCTTGATGCCGACAACATCGTCGTGCGGGTGATTGTGGTAAACAATGCCGAATTGCTGGACGCCGAGGGGCAGGAGCGGGAGGCAGTTGGCGTTGCTTTTTGCCAGTCCCTATTCGGCGGAACGTGGGTCCAAACAAGCTACAGTGGCAGCTTTAGGGTGCGGTTTGCTGGGCTGGGGTACGCCTATGACCAGACCCATGATGCGTTCATAGCGCCGAAGCCCTTCCCATCTTGGTTGTTCAGTGAAAACGCGCTAGACTGGGTCTCGCCTGTTCCGCACCCAGAAGACGGCAAGCAGTATCTGTGGGACGAGAATACGACTTCTTGGGTTGAGTGGTCGCCCCAAGAAACCCACACCGAGGAGACCGTCTGATGTCCCAAGTCCGTGCAAACTCGATCACGAACGCCGCTGGCTCTGGTGCGCCTGATTTTCCCAATGGGTTGACGAACAATGGCGTGACGCTGGCTGGCGTACCTGCGGGGGCTGTGGCTACCTTTGCAATGAACACCGCACCAACAGGCTGGCTCAAGGCCAACGGTGCCTTGGTCTCGCGCACAACCTACGCCGCCCTTTTCTCGACAATCGGAACCACGTTTGGCGTTGGGGACGGGTCAACGACATTTGCCCTACCCGACCTCCGTGGCGAGTTTTTGCGTGGCTGGGATGATGGCAGGGGTGTTGATACTGGTCGCGCTTTTGGCTCGGCACAGCTTGACCAGATGCAAAGACTTACAGGTACTTTGCAAACTAACATCAGTGCTTACGGTGGCTCGGCGGCAGGCTCCGGCATGGTTCAGGGCAACGGCGGTAATGGAGCAAGTAGGGTTGGCGGGAGTTCCCCATCCTCGTCTACGATTTACAACATAGACAGCGCGACATCACCTGATGCCCGCGTGTCCAGCACGACCAGCGGCGAAACTCGCGCTCGAAACGTGGCCCTCTTGGCCTGCATCAAGTTCTGAGGTCAGACATGGAAGTTTATCAAACAGACCACAACGGCTTCTACGTTGGCCCAACGGTTGCTGACGCCGATCCCCTTGATGAAGGTGCTTGGCTGATCCCCGCTGGTTGCGTTACGGAAGCGCCGCCCGCCTTGAGCGAGGGGCAGCGCGCCCAATTCTCCGATGGCGCTTGGGTTGTCGTCGATCCTGAGCCTGCGCCAGAGCCTGTTGAGCAACTTCCGCCCACCAAGACTGACCTGCAAGCATATCGTCAGTTTGCCTACTCGCAGGAGGCAGACCCTCTGTTCTTCATGGCCCAGCGCGGGGAAGCCACCATGGAAGAGTGGACCGCCAAGGTTGCCGAGATCAAAGCCCGCTATCCCTACCCGACCGAGGCGTGACCAGCTCCGCAACATCTGGTACACTGCCATGAACCCAAGAGAGGAGGGACATCATGTTTGGCTTTAGTCCCTTCTCCGCAGCCCCATTCTCGGACCTTGGTGAAGCCTCCGACGTCATCGTTGGTGTTATTGGCGTCTCCGCCTCTGGTGCCGTAGGGGATGTCATTGCCCCTGCCGCCGCTATCCTCACTGGCGTCTCCGCAACAGGCGCTGCTGGATCGGTCACGGTCACCGCCTCTGCTCTGGTGCAGCCGTCCGGCGTCTCTGCCGACACCGCTGTGGGCAATGTCATCGCACCTGCCGCGGTCATCCTCACGGGCGTCTCCGCTTCCGGCCAGATCGGCACGGTCAACGTCACGGGCTCGGCTCTCGTACAGCCCACAGGCGTCTCTGGCACTGGAGCTGTTGGCACCGTATCCATCCAAGCCAGCGCAAACGTCACGCTGTCCGGCGTCTCCGCCTCTGGCGCTGCTGGCTCCGTCACCGTCACAGGCTCTGCGGTCGTCATTCCTCTTGGCGTCAGCGCCACGGGCAGCATCGGCAAGGTCACCGTCTGGGGCCAAGTCGTACCGACACCCGGAACTGCGTGGACGGAGGTCGATCCAGATGCTATAAATTCATGGACAGAGGTGGAGCCAACCCCGGCGACCATCTGGACAACCATCGCGGCGTGAGGATGACCTATGCCCAGTACATACACTAACAACCTCGGCATCGAACTCCCAGCCGACGGCGAACTCGACGGTACTTGGGGCGATGTCGTCAACGACAACATGAACATCCTCGACCGCGCCATCAACGGCTCGGTCGTTCTCTCGCTGAGCGGCACCACCTCGACGCTCACAACCTCCAACGGCATCCTGTCCAACGGGCAGTACAAGGCATTGATCCTCGGTGGCACCCCGAGCGGGACGCACACGATCACGATCTCGCCCAACGACGCCCAGAAGATTTACTACGTCTACAACCTGTCCGGCCAGTCTGTGGTGTTCACCCAAGGATCGGGCACGAACGTCACCATCGCCAACGGTGACAGCGGCGTCATCTACTCCGACGGCGGAGGCGGCGCTGCAGGGGTCGTAAACCTGACAGACCACTTCGCCATGAACTCTGTCAGGATCACGGGCGGCACGATCACCGGGATCACCGATCTTGCCGTCGCCGACGGCGGCACGGGTGCGTCTGACGCAGCCACAGCCCGCACCAACCTCGGCGTTGCCATCGGCACCAACGTGCAGGCTTGGGATGCCAACCTAGATCAGATCGCGGCCCTCGCCCCGACAGCCGACAACTTCATAGTCGGCAACGGCTCTGCATGGACTCTGGAGACGCCTGCCAACGCCCTCATCAGCTTGGGCCTGACAGCCACCGCCACTGAGCTGAACTACACTGATGGCGTCACCTCAGCCATCCAGACTCAGATCGACACCAAGGCTCCGTCCGCATCTCCAAGCCTGTCTGGCACCATCACTATCACTGGCGGCACACAGAGCTGGACGGCGACGGCAAGCGGGGCAAACCTGACCTTCGCCTACAACGGCGTGAACCGTATGCGTATCGACGGCAGCGGCAATCTCACCGTCACTGGCAACGTGACTGCCTACGGGACGATCACCTGATGCCTATTCCGCTCACCGGACCCGTGACCCTTGCTGCTCTGCAGGCCGAGTATGGTGGCACAGACCCCATATCGCTGAATGAGTATTACCGTGGCGGGCTCTATGTCCCTGACGGCACTGGCACAGCCACCATACCAACGAGCGGAGCGATCACCCTAGACAACTTCCGTGGGACCTCCAAGACGGCCACTGTGACCTACGCGATCATCGGTGGCGGCGGCGGGGGCGGGGCTGGACGTGCCGACGACGGCGGTGCGGGCTATGGCCTATACGCTACGTCTGGCGGGTCATCATCTATTTCTGGAGACAATATCCAGACTATCACCGCTGCTGGTGGCTCCGGCGGATACAGCTTCGCATTCGTGTTCAGCGATCCCCCCAGCGATGGTGAAAGCACGATCTACGGCCCGGGCGGCGCAGGTGGTGTTACCCAACAATACGGCCAGAGCGCTCCGTCCACGTCATACGGCGCGGCTGGCGGCGGCGGCGGGGGAGACAACCCCCAGACCTATGATTCCAGCGGAAACAGGGGCCAAGGCGGATTTGCAGGAACCCTGCTCACTGGCACGGTGCAGGTGATCTATGGAACTACGCTCACGGTCACTATCGGCGGACAGGGCCTTGGCCACCTCTTTGAGTACATCGGAGGCAACGGCGCGGCGGGCTACTGCCAGCTAACGTGGGGCGGCAACACCTCCACCTTCACCTCGTCCGGCACCGTAACGATAACCTAAGAGGCCACAGCCATGTCAATCACCATCGACGGAACCACAGGCATCTCGGGGAACAACGGCTCCGCCAGCACTCCCGCCATTCAGGGTGAGGACACCAACACCGGGGTCTTTTTCCCGGCTGCTGACACTGTGGCTGTGGCTACAGGTGGCACTGAGCGCATGAGGGTCGTCAATGGGTTCTTTGGGGGCTATGTGGGGATCAACACAACCACGCCTTCGGCGGCGCTAAATGTAGCTAGTATAGGGACTTCGAACGTACCTACGGCAACTGGCGCAGTGATGCGTATTGAGCAGGGCCCTACTGGGTACAGCGAAACAGTCCTGCAAATCGCCGCAGGGGACCAGAGTTACGGCGGAGCAGCCATCCACTTTGGCGTTGGCGCTCTGGCTGCATCCACCCGTATTGCGTCATATGGGTCCGGTGCTTCGAATGGCTTTTTCATCCAAGAAAACAGCGGCGGACCCATATCTTTCTCTGTAGGTGGAGAACGTATGCGTATCACCGCCGCAGGCAACGTGGGGATCGGCACCACCAGCCCATCCACCGCCTTGCAGGTCAACGGCACCGTGACGGCCACAGCTTTCGCCGGGGCCGTAACTCCGGGGTACACCTCATCCGAGGTCACTCTTGCTCGTGATTACTCAGCCACATTCGCTCATGGGCTGGGGGCGCGACCGTCTCAAATCCAGATGAATCTGCGTTGTGTTTCGGCCCAACTTGGCTACGCCGTCAATGACGTTGTGTACTTTTCAGGTGGGGCATACGACGTAAACAGTGGTCAGGGCATCAATATCGCCGCCGATGCGACCAACATTTATTTTGGCACCTACTGGGTATACGTTCGAAATAGAACTGGTGGGGGCGGCGCGTTTGTTGAAATCACCTACGCCAACTGGCGGGCCTCTATGGTGGCATGGCGGTAAGGAGGAACGACGATGAGCGTGAAATACTTCACCACAGCCGACGGGCAGCCTCTCGGGGCGTTTGTTGACGGTGCGGAGCCGCCAGAGGGTGCTATTGAGGTTCAAGCCCCCCAGCCCGTGGCTCCTACAAGGGAGCAACAGGAGTTTCTTCGCAAGATCGCGTACACCGCAGAGGCTGACCCCTTGTTCTTCAAGTGGCAGGCTGGTGAGGCGTCCGAGGCCGAGTGGCTGGCTAAGCGTCAAGAAATTCGTGACCGTCATCCCTACCCTGCCGAGTAACCCATGTCCGTAGGCACCACGCTATCTCACCTCCACAAGTCCACTTCGGTGCTCCCTGCCGACGTGCTGGAGGATATTGGCGAGGTCATCTACACCATGCGTGGCGGGGTGTTCTCCGTGTGCGTGGTCATGTCGAAGCTTGAGACGCTGGCAAAGCTCATCGGCCCGGTGCCCGATCTCATCAAGGACGCCAAGACGAAGCGGTACTTCGTGGACCTGCAGAGCATCGGCACCGACACCCTCCGGCTGTACACAGACGCCCCAGAGGCGGACGTGGTTCTCTACGGGTACTACTTCTATCCGCCCCACGAGATGCTGCAGAAGAAGGTCTACAAGAAGGTAGGCCGTGGAAAGCTGGCGATTGACAGGTACAACGGAAACGGGGTCCTCATCTCCGCCGCTGAGCCTGAGAGTCAGGGCGATTCATCCTGCTGGCTCGGCGACAAAGACTTCGCTGCCCGCGTTGAGCAAGAAGCAAGCACCCATGGATACACGGTGCTGTACACCCACAAAGAGGAGAAGCCGCAGAGCTATCTCCGAGTGATGAGGATCGCATGACCACTGAGATGCTCTGGAGCGCCGCGCTCTCCGCCGTCATGGCCCTGATCGGCTGGATTCTGAAAGGCAACGCCGACGAGGTGAAGCGCCTGCAAATCCTCTTGAACCGCACCCGCGAGGAGATGGCCCGTGACTACGTCACGCGGGCTGACGTGCATACCGACATCAACCGGGTCATCCAGCGCATCGACAACCTCGACGCCAAGATCGACCGACTCCTGCAGGGGCTTGCGAAATGAGACTTCTACTCGTCCTCTTGGTCGCTGGCTGCGGCCCTGTTACTGTGTCCTCGGTGGCCTATACCACTGCCTGCCCGAAAGGTGACCGACAGTGCGAGATTCGTCAGAACGCGGAAACGCTCTACTACATGGCACACGGAGACGCGGCCAACGAGCTGCTGTGTTCTGGCGACACGCGGGACGTCATGGGAGCCTTGTGCTCTGTCTACTGACAGCAAGCATCGTTGACGCTCAAGTGACGGGCGACCTCAACACCAACTCCGGCAACACGAACGCCACCATCGACAGCGGTAACGTCTCCACCAGCGAGACCAAGAACTACAACGGGTCAGGCTCCGCGCCGTTCTCTACCCCTGTGCCGACGGCTGCAGCTCCGACAGTCATGGGCGGGGGTGGCAACGATAGCTGCTTGATCCCCGAGCAGAGCGCCTACCAGATCAGCATCTTCGGCAGGGCTAAGGGCAGCATGGTCCAAGACCCCGCCTGCAATCGTCGCAAGGACGCCCGCCTCCTAGGCACACCGCAGGAGCAAGGTGGTCTGGGCCTGCAAGTCAGCGGCATCTCGGTCATGTGCGACAGCCCAGCGATCTTCAAGGCCATGGCTTTGGCCAGCACCCCATGCCCGATATACTCACTCACGACAGGCAAGCTCCTCGTCGGACGCGAGGGCTACATCGCAATGCGTGACGACCCCTATGTTTATGTGGTAGGATACGCCAGCGACCGGGCGTTCTGGGACGCATTTCTCAAGATGGGAGAGGAACTTCCTGATGTCCTACCTCAAGAAAACAGTGGTCCTACTCTGTCTGAGCGCTTCCGCCGCTCACGCCGATCCGACGATGACGGGGCTGAACCAGTCGGCCCAGACAATCCTTAACCAGCTCTCCGCAGCCCAAGACCTGACGGGCGGCGCTGTCTATAGCGCCGGGCAGGGCGACATCCTGAACCCCGGCATCATGCAGACGGCCAGCATCACTGAACAGATGCGTCTCGACTACAACTCTGACATTCAGGGGGTGATCGACGCGACGTACTACAACGCCGAGATGCTGTTTCAGGATAAGCACGAAACAGCGATGGCAAATCTCGATACGGCTGTCGATAACCTCGTTGCCGCGACTGCGGTTTTGATGGAAGTGCAGGCCGTCGCCAACATGGCAGCCAACGCCGATACCGTCACCGAGCAGATCGCCGTGCAGGCTGTCTTGACCAACAACGACATGACCATCACGGCGGCTGACGTGAGCAACTACAACTCAGCTCTGGGTGCCGTGCAGTCCTACGCCCGCGAGGCTGGTGCCTTCTTGGCTGCTTCTCGCAATGCCAGCATGACCAGCACGGTGGATAGCTACGCAGCCAACACCAGCACCAGCCTGTACGGTGCCACGGTGGCCTACTCTGCCACGGCTGACATCATCAACGTCTCTGCGGCCAACGCCTTTGGCCTCGGCTTCCAAGGCATGCTGCAGAACAACATGGTCTCGCTCGAAGACGTCTACGCCGCAGGCTACGGTTCGTGAGCGAGGAAGCCGAAACCAACGGCCTGCGGATCGCTGGCTTTGACATCAAGGGCTGGTGGGTTGCCGCCGCCCTTCCTGTCTTGTCTGGCTTGAGCGGCACGATCTACGTCGGCTATGATACCGTCAACCGTTTCTGGGCTGTTGAGGAGAGCGTGAATGGGGTCTTGGGCGTTGAGAGCCGGGTGCAAACTCTGGAACAGGCGATCCAAGACAATGACGTGCGCGGGCTTGCACCGAAGCTGTCAGCAATCTCGACCCAGATGGGGACGATCCTTGAGCAACAGAAAGAGCTGATGGCCCTGCGCTCTATGGTCGAAAAGTCGGACAGCGTAACCTCTAACCTGCAAGGCAAGCTGGAGAAGTACGACGCCGAGATCGAAGACCTGTGGAAGGCCATGGACGATTTGATAAGGAACCCCATGCAATGATGAAACTCGAAAATCTGGTCTGGCTTGGCTTCATTGCCGCTGTAGGCGCAGTCTTTTATATGTCTGGCGATGGGTTCTACCGCTACCCATGCCAAGACCCCGCAAACTGGGGTGCGCTTGAATGCACCCCACCTATCTGCACCCGCACCGGAATGTGCGCCACTTCCCTGACAGGAGCTACGGAATGAGCAAGAACGATCCAGACGTGATGGAAGCAAAGCTGCGCTACTTCATTGGTGTGGCCCTTACCGTGATCCTCGGTGGTACGATCTTCGTGATCCTCTACTCGTTGGTCTTCGTGACCCAGCCTATGGGCGAAAGCTCTGAGAATGACCGCAAATTCTTCGAGCTGCTGACCCCCATCGCCAGCTTCATCGTCGGCGCTCTTGGCGGCGTGATGGCGGCGGGCAACAACCGCAACAAGGGCGGCGATGAGCCGCCGACACAGGAGTACACCGAATGATCGGACGTATCGTTGGGATGCTTGTTGGCCGCAAGCTCAAAGAGAAGGCCGTGGACGCAGTGCTGGATAAGGTGAACCTGCCTGACCCGGTGGAGAACGCGATCAAGGTCGCGGCCACTGGCAACGTGGGCGATCTTCTCGGCGGAATGGGCAAAGACATGGCAAAGGAAGCCGTGCTGGACGCCGTCACCAAGAAGGTTCCGATCAAGAGACCCAAGAAATGAGGTGGATCGTTGCCCTGCTCCTGTCCACGACCTGCGCGACCGCTACGCCCTATGATATCACGCGTGTTATCGACGGCGACACTGTGGAGATTGCGGTGGACTTCCTGCCGTCGCCCCTTCCGCCCAAGCTCTCGATCCGGGTGATGGGCGTCGATACCCCGGAGAAAGCCCCTCGCGCTCAATGTGACGCGGAGGCAGAGCTCGCGAAGAAGGCCAGCGCTTTCACGAAGAACGCTGTCGCCAACGCCCTTGAGGTTGATGTCGTTATCCTCAAGTGGGACAAGTATGGCGGCCGTGTGCTTGGCGAGGTCTACCTAGACCACCAGAGCCTCTCTGAAAGCCTGATTTCTGCGGGCCTTGCCCGTCCATACAAAGGCGAGGCCAAGTCCTCGTGGTGCGAATAGGAGCCCATAAATGAGCCTGATTACCGAAGCCCAACTGGCCGTGATGATCCCGACCAATAAAGAAGTCGGCGAATGGTGCGCTGCCCTCAATGAGATGCTGCCCAAGTACGGCATCACCACCGACAAGCGCATCGCAGGCTTCATCAGCCAGTGCGCCCACGAAAGCTCTGACTTCCGGGTCTTGCAGGAAAACCTGAACTACAAGGAGGCCACCCTCCTGAAGGTTTTCCCGCGCTACTTTGGCCCCGGCAAAGAGAACGCCGCCGAGTACGCTGGCAAGCCTGAGAAGATCGCCAACTATGTGTACATGGACAAGAACCGTTCCAAGGCGGGCGCTTTAGGCAATGTGAAGGAGGGGGACGGCTGGCTTTTTTCTGGAAAAGGTCTGAAGCAATGCACGGGCCGTAGCAACGTGTCGGCCTTTGGCAAGACCGTTGGCATGACTGCCGAGGAAGCTGCCGTGTACCTCTTGACCAAAAAGGGCGCACTGGAAAGCGCGCTGTGGTTCTGGGGTAGCCGCAACTTGAACGAGGTTGCAGACACTGGCGACGTGGTAAAGCTGACCAAGATCATCAATGGTGGGGACATTGGCCTCGCAGACCGTCAGGCTCGCTATGCCAAGGCCATGGCTGCGCTGGGCGGGAAGGTCTCTGCTCCGGCCCCGGCCCAAGCTGCTCCGACCTCGGCCCCTGCACCTGCGGCCGCTGGGAACGAAACCCTGAAACGCGGCAGCACTGGCGCTTTGGTGAAGCAGGTTCAGGAGAAGCTGGGCATCGACCCTGCCGACGGTATCTATGGGTTTTGGACTTCGAACGTGGTGAAGGAGTGGCAGGCAAAGAACGGCCTCACTGCTGACGGCGTTGCTGGTCCGAAGACATTGGCTAAGCTGCTCGGGTGATGTAGTATCTCCGCCAACAGGAGACTGCCATGGCGCTCACAAAGCTCGTATTCCGGCCCGGTATCAACCGCGAGACCACCGCCTACGCCAACGAGGGCGGATGGTGGGATGGAAACCTTGTGCGTTTCCGGGCCGGAAAGCCTGAAAGTATCGGGGGCTGGACGCGGTACACCCGCGCTCAGCTTCTTGGCACGGCCCGGTCGCTTCTGACTTGGGTGGCGCTTGACGGCACGATCTACACCGGGGTTGGCACGAATCTGAAATACTACGTCGTTCGAGGTGGCAACCTTAACGACATCACCCCGATTCGCTTCACCACGACGGCTGGCGCGGTCACCTTTGATGCGACCACAGGCTCTGCCGTCATCGCGGTTACGGACATCGATAACGGCGTCTTCTTGAACGACTTCGTCACCTTCTCTGGCGCAGTCAGTCTCGGCGGCAACATTACCGCGGACATCCTCAACGCAGAGCATCAGGTCACGCGGGTCGTCGATGCCGACACCTATGAAATCACGGTCAGCGTAGCAGCCAATTCCTCGGACAGCGGTGACGGCGGCGCGGCTGTCATTGGTGCCTATCAGATCAACACAGGCCTCGACACCTCCATCTATGGAACTGGTTGGGGGGCTGGTTTCTGGTCGCGTGGCGCTTGGAACTCTGGCTCTTCTACGACCATTCCGGGCTCTCAGCTTCGCGTTTGGTCTCAGGACAACTACGGCGAAGACCTCATCATCTGCGTTCAGGATGGTGGTATCTACTACTGGGACAAGAGCTTGGGCCTGACGTCCAGAGCTGTCGCGCTTGAGGACCTAGCCGGGGCTCAAGCCGCGCCGACCGTCGCCAAGACCGTGATTGTGTCGGAGCGCGACCGTCACGTCATTGCCTTTGGTTGCGACCCCGAAGGCGATCCCGGAGTGCAGGACCCACTTGTCATCCGGTTCTCGGACCAAGAGAACCCAGCGGAGTGGCGGTCCTTGCCCACGACGACAGCAGGCGAGTTGCGTATCGGCACAGGCTCCGAAATCCTTGGCGCAATTCAAACCAAGCAGCAGATCGTTGTGTTTACAGACGTGTCCGTCCACGCCATGCAGTACATCGGCGACCCCTTCACCTTCGGCATCCAAGAGGTGTCGTCCTCGATCTCCCTGACCAGCCCCAACGCCATGGTTGCTGTGGGGGACGCCGTCTTTTGGATGGGAAAGAACGAGTTCTACGTCTACGACGGTGCCGTGGTCCAGATTCCTTGCGATGTTAAGGAATATGTCTTCTCAGGCATGAACATTGAGCAGCAGCTCAAGGTCTACGCCGGTCACTCAAGCTCGTTCTCTGAGGTCTGGTGGTTCTACCCAAGCTCAAATTCGGAAGAGAACGACAGCTATGTCGTTTACAACTACGAGCAAAAGGTGTGGTACTTCGGTAGCATGGCGCGCACGGCTTGGCAGGATCGCAACGTCCTCTCGTTCCCCATCGCAGCCTCTCCGGACGGCTACGTCTACTATCAGGAGAACGGCCTCAACGACGGCAGTGTTAACCCGCCAGCGGCTCTTGAGCCCTACATCGAATCCAGCGTCGTGGACATCGGCGACGGCGACCAGTTCATGTTTGCCACCCGGGTCATCCCCGACCTGACGTTCCGCAACTCTACCAACGATGCCCCAACGGCGACGTTGACCATCAAGGCACGGAACTTCCCCGGCGGAGCCTATTTTGCTTCGGACTCCGACCCGGTGACAAAGACGGCATCGCTTCCCGTCGAGCAGTTCACCAACGAGCTGTTCATTCGCCTTCGCGGGCGGTCCATGTCCCTGCGGATCGAGTCTAACCAGATCAACACCGCGTGGCGGCTCGGCGATCCGCGGCTCGACGTCAGAACGGACGGGAGGAAATAATGCCCAGCAGCTCACCCGCACCGTTCTTCCCGACGCCGCCCGGAGAGTACAACCGTCAATACATGGCGCAGCTCGTCCGAGCCTTCGCGGTCTTCGTCCAACAGGCCAACAACCCGGGCGATGCGATCTTCACCACGCTCAAGCTCACTGCCCTCCCCATCTACGCCAACAACGTGGCGGCCTTGGCGGGCGGGCTCATCGCGGGCGACGTATATAAAACATCAACCGGAGAGCTTCGGATTGTCGTCTAGTCCGACGTCTGCTAGAATCCCCTGCGAAAACCCTAAAGGTTAGCCACATGATCCAGCTCCTTGCTCCTCTCCTCGGCGGTCTTGGCGGACTCCTCTTTCCGGCTGCAGGCGCAGCGGCGGCCGGAGGTGCGGCGGCCACGGGCATCGGTGCGTTGCTTGCCAAGGGTGCGCTCCCGGCCCTCGGAGCTGGTCTCGGCACCCTCGTCGCAGGTGGTGGTGGCAAGGATGCGATCCGTAACGCTCTTCTCATGGGCGTGGGCGTCAATGCTTTCCCCGGTCTTGCGGGCAAAATTCAGGGCAGCGGGTTTGGGCAATCGGTCACCGAGGGTCTGGCGGGCATCTTTGGCGGCGGTCAAGAGCAGGCACCTATGACCTCGCCGCGGCCGATGGCTAGACCACAGGGCGGCTCTGAGTCGGGTCTTGCAACGATGTCCACGGCCGGAGCAGCGCCGGAAAGAACAGGCATCGCGACTCCCGGAGATCGTCAGAGTCCGATGTCCACCATCCCAACCATCTCGGACATCAACATGGTTCGGCCGGAAGGCCTTCAGGTTTTGCCGCAGGTGAACATGGTCCGACCTGAGGGAATTGAAGTTCCCTTCAACATGATTCGTCCTGAGGGCATGGAGACCCCATCCAACATGGTCCGACGCGATTATGGGACGGGTATCCCCGCGACTTTGCCGCCCGTCATTATGCCCGGATCGGGCATAAACCGCGAGGAACAGCTCAGCGACATGCAGAGGGCTCTAGACATGACTAGGGAACCAATGAGCCTTTTGTCCGCGATCTCCCCGGCAACACATCGTCAGGCTTTCGCGCAACGGAGGGGACGCGATAACGCCCTGCTGGACATCTATAATCGCCGTGCCCGTCCGGGTCTTCGAGGCTTCGCCATGGGCGGCGAGATCGAAGGCCCGGGGACCGGGACCAGTGATTCGATCCCTGCCGAGATTTATCAGGACGGTAAGCCTGTCCAAAAGGCCGCCCTATCGGACGGCGAATTCGTCATGACCGCTGATGCTGTCAAGGGCGCTGGGAAGGGCAGCCGCGAACGCGGTGTTAGCCGGATGTATGAACTCATGCGCCGCTTTGAGAGCGGGGAGATGGCATAATGGCAAAAGGTTCTCCTCAACAAACAGTTCAAACCGTCGGAGTTCCGGAAGAAGCCCGGCCGTTTATGTACGGCAATCAGGGCATCCTGCCCCGTGCTCAGGCGCTGTCCGAACAGCCGATGAACCTACCTGACTATCAGGTTGCAGGTTTTTCGCAGCCTCAGATGCAGGCCTTCAACGTGGCGCAGAGTGGCATCGGCGGCTACATGCCTGCCCTGTCTCAGGCCGCTCAGGCCACGCAAGGTGGTATCGGCGCTGCCGGACAGGCGCTGGGCATCGTTCCGGCCGCCCTTTCGGCCGCTCAGCCCTACCAGACAGGCGCTGCCGCCACAGGCTTCGGTGCCACTCAGGGCTACAACCCGATGGCAGGCTATCAGGGCTTCATGAACCCCTTCATGGAGGACGTTGTCCGCCAGTCGGAGGCCGATATCGCCCGTCAGGGCCAGATGCAGGCACAAGGAATTCGGTCGCAGGCCGTGGGCCAAGGTGCGTTTGGCGGCAGCCGTCAGGCTGTGGCAGAGCGGGAGCTTGGCCGCAACGTTGCCGAGCAGCAGGCCCGCACCTCGTCCGGTCTCCGCGCTCAAGGCTTCGAACAGGCTCAGGCACAAGCGCAGCAGGCTTTCGAGCAGCAGCAACAGCGTCAGGGCCAGTTCGCACAGGTCCTCGGCAATTTGGGCACGGCCTACGGTCAGCTCGGCCTGCAGGGTGCCGGGCAGCTCGGGGCTCTTGGTCAGGGGCTCGGGGCCCTTGGCACTCAGATGGCTGGGCTTGGGGAGCTTGGGCAGCAGCTCAACATTCGCGACGTCGGCACTCTCATGGATGTCGGCACGGCACAGCAGGCTCAGACGCAGGCAGGGCTCGACGCGCTGCGCCAGAACCAGTATCAACGTGTCATGTCGCCGTATCAGCAGCTCGGCTTCTTCTCAGACATCTATCAGGGCCTGCCGGTTGGACAGACCACAATGACCACGTCTCCAGCACCGAATCCGATTAGTCAGACTTTGGGAACAGGTTTGGGTCTTTACGGCATGTACAAAGACTTTAGGAAATCCTGAGGGTTTTAGAGAGGACCAAGGACCATGGACAACGTTCTGAACCGCCCCTTGTTCCGTCACCGGGAGGCCCGTGACCGCCTGAACGACATCGCTGGGGTGCAGCGGTTTGAGGTCGGTGGGCCGGTGCAGGGGTTCCAACCCGGTGGAGAAGTGCGCCCAGAGGGGCTTCCGTCTATTATGGAAATTCTTCAGGCAGGAAGTTTGGGCCGCAACATGCCGATGGCCGCAGGGCAGGTCACAAATCTCCCGGAAGTCGAACGTCCTTTGACCGAGCGCGAAAAGGAAGCGGCTGAAACAGGCTCCTCAATGCGCTCCTATATCGACCGTGGCGCGGGGGCTATTTCCAGCCTTGGGATGGGCGGCTATGGAGCGTTGACCGACGCTCTTTCCCCCGCCTTTGCCACCCTTGGTGCCACGTCTCTCGCCGCAGAATTGGAGAGACAGTCGGACATTGCGTATAACATCGCCCTGTCCAACCTCACGAAGGGATTTTCCGCAACTGAGGGCATGTCCCCCAGTGACTTTGACTTGGAGCCTGCCGACTTTGACTTTGCCATTGCGAGAGCGAAGGCTGACGCCAAAGAGGGCAAGATCACTCCTACCGGCCCAAGAACCGAGACCGCGACTCCGGGGGACCGTCAGGCTCCTATGGCATACGCTTCTCCGGCAGAGCTTGCGGCACTGAAGCCCACTGCGCCAAGAACGGGACCCACCACCCCGGGAGACCGTCAGCGCCCCATGGCCTACACCTCTCCGGCGGAGGCCGCGGCTGCTGCAGAGGCCGCGAAGGCTCCGTCAACCATGGAAGCAGACGCCCGTGGCCGCGGACCTTTGATCACCAACCCCGCCGACGTCGCGGCAGGACTGAACGCCGAAGACCCGGCGGTCCGCGAGAAGACCGTTGCCGACTTCATGCGGGAATACACTGCGAATGCTCCTAAGTACGAGGGCGCGGATAAGAACCTCATGCTTGCTCAGATCGGCTTTGCCATTGCCGCGGGCGAGAGCCCCAACGCCATGCAGAATATCGCCAACGGCCTTCTGGCCGGGTCACAGGCTATTTCTCAGGACAAGGCCGCCAAGGCAGAGTTTGATCGTCAGCTTCAGCTCAATGCCCTGCAGTATGGTCTTGAGGGCGCTGAGAGTGAACGCGAGAAGGGCAAGCCTTCCCTTCAGTTCGTTGCCACAAAGGACATGACGTGGAAAGGCCGACCCGTGAAAGAGGGCAGCCCTGTCTACCTGTCCTACAAGGACATCGCAGATGCCGGAGGCGTTGTTCCGGACGGCCTCGTGGACGCCGCAACGTCGGCAGCTCTGATCGAAAAGACTCAAGGCGTTAGGAAAGCATACCAAGATGCCTACGACCGCGGCGTCATTGACGACACGGAACTTCGACTGGCTACCGAAGGTTACGCTGATCAGGCGTCCCGCGTTGCCAAGTCCCAGAGGGCGTTGGACTACTTCGAGAAAACCTTGTTCAAGTTGGGCGAGGAAGGGAACCTCACGGGCATTGAGGGGTCTTTCCAGAAGCTTATTGGTAAACTGGGCAATGCGGCAGGATTCACGGCAAATGACCTCGATGTTCTTGCTAAGTCCGGCGATGCTGCGGAGATGGAAGAACTCTTGTACCGCGGGGTTATCAACACCGTTCCGGCCGTCGTCGAAGGGCAGAGCGCTAACTCTATCTCAGACACCGACGTGCGGTTGGCCATGAAGGGTCTCGTTGATCTGGCAATTTCACAGGGTACTTTCTCTTCGCTGTTCACCAGCGAGGAGAAGGTTATGCGTCAGATTCAGGATTCTATGAACCTGATCGCAGGGAACCGCCAGAGAGCCTTCGCTGAGATGTCGGCTATTGAGGCCCGTCTTGCGAATCGGTACACTAAGGCTGGAGACTACTACAACCCGGCATACGCCACCGATGTCCTGCGTCCTCTGCGGGAGGCCTCGGGTCTTACAGAGCAGCCTGATATGGTCTCGACTTATGGCGATATGGTGCTTGGCGAAAACGGAACCTATAAGCTGATTTTACCGGGAGGCTGAAGTGGGCACTATCACAGTCGAAACGCCCAACGGACCCATCCGGGTTGAGATCGCTGGCGAAGCTCCCACACCGCAGGAGAAGCAGGCCATCATCGCAGGCGTTAGCCGGATGTCTCAGACGGGTTCTCCTTCGGTTGTGACCAGAGCTGCCGGGTCTACAAAACCTGATCTTGCCACCATGAGCCCGGAGCAAATCCGGGAGTACGTTCGAATGCGGCAGCAGGCTGGGTTCGACGAGAGCGGTCAGCAGATGTCTGCCGAGGAGTACGCCAACGTCTACCGCGAGGAGGGTGTTGACTACACTCAAGGTCTTCAGGACACAGGGAAATTCTCCCGCTTCGGCTATGGCCGTATGGACACTGACAAGGAGCGCGAGAACTACCTTAGCCGGACCGTCGGCGCGGATGGCTTCCGCAAGGATGCCCTTGGTCGGTTTGTCCTGACCCAGAAGGGTCGTCAGAACCTCGGCATAGGGGAAGGCGCTGACCTCGCCATTGATGAGGAAGGCCTGTCGTGGGGCGACTTCAGCGAATTCCTCGGCGAGAACGCCCTCCCCATGGCTGCGGGTATTGGCGCAGGCCTTATGGCCTCCGGCGTGGGCCTCCTTCCCGGTGTTGCCATTGCAGGGCTTGCGGCGGGTACAGGCAAGGCTCTGGACGAAGGCATCGAGTACGCACAAGGCCTGCAGGATCAAAGCTTCGACGACGTCATGCGCGCCGCTGCATATGAGGGTGCTTTTGGCACCATTGGCGAAGGTTTTGGTCGAACGCTGTCTCTCGCCGCAGGTCGCTTAATTAAAGGTCCCGGAGGCGAGGCTGGTGAGGCGTCCCGCGCCAAACTTCGTGATCTTTTGGGCAGAGACTTTAGGCCTACCGTAAGTGGGGGCGGAGGGGATGATTTTCGTCCGATCATGGGTCGTGTACAGGGCATGTACGAAGCTATGTTCCCCAACAAAAAGGCGGCAGAGCTCAACGCTAAAACCATCGTTGACGAACTGCGATCTCTCCGCGTTGTGGATGAGGCTCGACTTAATGACCTGTCCGACATCCTCAAAAAGGATGTCGATAGAATCTACGGCACAGCGGCGGACAACCTCGTGAGGGCTGAGCGCATTTTGGACACCACAGTTGAGAGAAACCTCGGAAAGGTTTACTCAAATCTCCGGACTCAGGGCTTCGTTCCGAAAGACATCATTGGTTCCGTCCAATTGAGTAAGCGTCTTTTCGACGAAAACATGGACAGCGTTTTCACGAAGATTGATCAAGTCCTTGGCGGTCAGGCCATCATTCCAACGGCAGGCATCAAGGCCGCCTTGGATGGTCTTGTTGTGGATTCCGCTGCCGACATCGCCAGCACACGGTTCGCGAAAATGGTCTCGGGCCTGCCTCAATACGCGACGGTTCAGGAAATCTCCCGCATTCGGACAGCCATTGCCGATGCGATTACGAACCCCAAACTTGTTGCCGATGCCAATGCTGGGTCTCTTAGTGCCCTCAAGAGCTCCATCACCTCCGCTCTAAACGGGGCCGAAGTTTTTCTTGAGCGAAGCGCTGGCATGCCTATTGAGTCCGGAAAGGCTCTGGGGCCAAAAGGGTTTTCCGCTTCCTTTGAAGACATGTCCAACGCCCTTGGAACTCTCCGCAGAGCAAACCAGCTCTACCGTAAGGGCATGATGCGATTCGACAACGCTGTCACTCAAAACATCATCCAGCAGTCCTACCGGCGTGGCGGAGTGAATGAAAAATTCGTGTTTGATCAGATCATCGAAAAAGATAACCCGGAAGCCCTGCAGCAGCTCTTGAGGGCTGTTCGAGGCTCGAGGTTTATCCCGGGTCTGGAACAGGGAAAGAGAACCGCGGCAAAACTGCGTGTCCTCAACATGCCCGTTGAGTCCGCCCGCCGAGAAATGGCCCTTCTCCCGGAAGGCAGTGAAGCGAAGAGACTTCTACGCCAAGAAATTAGACGGGTTGAAAATCTGGAAAAGTCATCCGCTGAGGCTGCAGGTAAGGGCGTGGAACGTGCTGAGGAGCTTCGCCAGAACCTCGCTAAAATGTATCTGGATAAGGTCCTTACCGACTCTAGGGTTACCAGCAAATCGACAGGGGCCTTGGTCGTTGACCCGACGGTGTTCACCACAAAGCTCAAGCAGAAGGGCACGGTATTTAACGTGCTCTTTAGCGAGGCTGAACGTAAACGGATCGACGACCTGATCTCA